ATGCGCGTGAACCATGAGCGCATGGGCGAAGACGGCATAGTCAATGCGGCGTGGCTCGCAGAGAGTCAGACACATGACACCCTGATCACCACTAAGGGCCGACAGCACTACGAGTTCGGCAAGATCCTGCACCTCGTACGTCACCCCATACCGTGTATAGAGTCGATGAGCCGCGAATTGCCATGGTGGTGGTGGGAATGGCAGGAAACGCATTCCGACCTACACATTGATGACCCGAGAGACCTGGAGATGGTGGCTGCTTTCTGGATCTTCTGGACCGATGGCTGCCAGCACCTCTGCGACAAACACATCCGCCTGGAAGACGTTGCCCACATTGGCGACAGGACGAACAAGGGCCGCAATCCCGTGAAGCCGATTGGCCTGAACAACTTGGGCTCCTGCGCGGGCGAAGTGGAGAAGCGGATGGAGACCTACGGGTACAAAGCATGACCATTAGCACCGGCACTGACGTAGAACTGTTCGAAAGCTATGAAAAGGGCGAAATGGCCCAAGTCCGCGAACTCGCCCGTGCCCACACTGTTGATGCCGTCAAAACGCTGGTGAAGCTGATGAAAGCCCCAAGAACACCTCCTGGTGTCAAAAGGCAGTGTGCGATGGACATACTCGCGCAGGGCTGGGGTAGACCTGATTCACGTGGCGATGGCGGCGAACAGAAGCGTGGTGGACTCACTATCAACATATTACGTCTATCTACAGGTGTCACAGAGACTCTGACCGCTGGCAATGCAGATGTGAACGACATCCTGGAAGCTACCGATGTCGCCAGACTGATCGCAGAAGAAACGGACAAAATCCATGACTAGAGGCGGCCCCCGCGCAAACGCTGGCAGGCCCCCGAAGGCGCGTGATACCGTGCGCGACAAGATGGTGCGTATCTCCGTGACGCACACCGAACTGGAAGTGCTAGAGATGCTGGCAGTGCAGTGGGACGTGCCTATCGCGACTGCCGCCTATGGCCTATTGGCGGATTGCATCGCCAAGTGCCGAAAGCAAAAAGCGTTAGCGATGCCAGAGCGAATGATCATCGCAGCCTCCCGCATCGTTGCCGAGTACAAACCCGAACCGCAGGAGAATGCCCAATGACCGAAGAGCAGGAAAACAGCGAAATCTTCAAAGGCATCGTCATGGATGTGCAGCAAGGCGTGATGAACGCCACTCCGTCTATCTGGAGCAACGGAGCTGATCCAATGAACTTCGAACCTGATTTAGAAGTGACGGTTGCCACCGATGCCGCAGTTCCTATCGGCGAGAGCCCCGTTCCTCCCAGTCCAGGTGATGAGTGGCTTTACGAGCGCACTGGTGAACTCACGGGCGAAGTGGATATGGACATCGCGGGCACCACTACCAGCGACCCGACGATTATCACCGTTACGGGTAACACTACCAACTGGAAGTGGATTCAAGCTGATGATCTCAGAGCATTGATGGAGCGCTCTTGGGGAAATGACCTTCCGGAAGTAGGTGAGCCGACCGACCCTCAGGACGGATTTGAGGCGTCGTCGCCGCTTCGCGCCGAAGTATTCCAAGGCGATGACATGGGCTCACAGTCAGACCCCGGTTTGGAAATGGGGGAAGCCGAAGAGTGGTTCCGGGACAAAGTACGAGTGAGAACGTAATGCAGGGGGTGGCGATGTCTCATGTCGCAGGCACTGTAATGGCAGGGCAGTTTAGCTCGCAATACTGTCCCAACTGCCAATGTGGCGGTTGCGTGATCCATCGCGAAAGAATTGAGCGGCAAGAACAGATCCATCGCGATCAAAACTACGGGAAGTTGCGAACCTTGACTGAGATCGGGGACCTGCAAGTGAGGCCAGGGCAGATCTTTCACGTGCCGAGTCACGGAGAGAACGCCCATGTGTTCGGGCGTGGCCTTGCGGATGTATTCATCTCGCAGCAGAACGCGATGAATGCAGCGATTCGGAACGAACCGCACCCGGCCGTGCAGGTGGATCAGCGCAGTTGGCTGGAGCGTTGGATTCTGCCGGTTCTTGGCGTGCTGTTTATCTGGCTGGCAATCACCATTTGGGTGCCATTCATATAAAATGGAAGTAACACTCCCGTATCACTGGAGGCCCCGTGATTACCAAAAGGCCGCGTGGGAAGCCCTTGAAGGAGGCACTAAGAGGGCCTGTCTGGTCTGGCATCGAAGGGCCGGGAAAGATCTATTCTCTATCAACTGGGTCGCGAGTCAGGTCTTCGAACGGGTGGGACTCTATTGGCACATCCTCCCAACCTACAATCAGGGTCGCAAGGTGGTCTGGGAGGGTCGCACACGTGACGGTCGGTCCTTCCTGGACCACTTTCCTGACGGAAATAACCCCGGACCAGGAAACTACGTAACGAGAAAGCGCGATGACACAATGTCAATGTGGTTCGCAAACGGCTCCGTCTACCAAGTCATCGGAGCCGATGATCCCGATAGACTCGTTGGTGCTAACCCTGTCGGTATTATTTTCTCAGAGTGGTCGGTCATGCCGCCCAGAGTCTGGGAATACCTCAGGCCCATCCTTGCCGAGAACGGTGGATGGGTCATCTTCATCTATACGCCCCGAGGTCGGAACCACGGCTACAGAACTTTCAAAATGGCTCAGGAAACCAAAGGCTGGTTCGCCGAAAAACTAGGTGTCGAAGATACCAGCGCAGTAACGATGGAAGCCGTGGAAGACGAACGAGCGGCCGGGATGCCGGAAGAGTTGGTACAGCAGGAATTCTATTGCTCCTTTGATGCGCCGTTGGTTGGCGCGTATTGGGGTGATTTGATGAGCAAGATGATGGAGGATGAGAGAATTGCGAAAATCCCCTGGGAGCCCGAAAGACCAGTCACCACAGCCTGGGACCTCGGAATGGCAGACTACACCGCAATATGGTTTCACCAACTGGTTGGACATGAACACAGGCTCATCGACTATTATCAGAGCAGCGGGGTCGGACTGGACCACTATGCGAAGATTCTTGCCGAAAAGCCGTACACGTATAAAGAACATCTGGTTCCGCATGATGCGACGGTCAGAGAACTTGGGACGGGTAAGAGTCGGTTGGAAGTGGCCCGTAAACTCGGACTCAACATGCGAGTTGTGCCCAAGCTGCCAATCGCCGATGGCATTAATGCTGTCAGGCTTCTGCTGCCCAAAATGTGGATGGATGAAGAGAAATGCCAAACAGGACTAGAGGGTCTTAGGCAGTACACCAAAGAGCGGGTTTTGGACGAAGCGGGCGCGCATGGTGAAGCTGTCTTCCGGGATAAACCTCTGCATAATTGGGCATCTCACCCCGCTGACGCGTTGCGCACGTTGGCTGTTGGGCTGCGGGAATTCCGAAAACACCGGGAGAACCTGTATCCGGACATTCCAATCGTTTAGGAGTCGCCATGTCGTTGCAGATGGGCAAGATGATCAAAGATCTACAGGCCGAGAACAAGAAGATCCGGGAGAGACTGGACAACGCGGAAAAGTCCGTCAATACTCTGAAGCGATCTGTATCGCACATGGAGAGAAATCCAGCGAGTAAGAGCGGTGTGAGAGTCCCCCAGACACCGCTTCCAGATACTCTTGATAAGTTGGAGATCGGGAAGCAACCACAGGGGACGTAATCAATGGCGGCAACACCGATCTCGCGGCTGGATGAAGCCCGCCGGAACGACTACCTACCTGACCAACGCGGTGGGTTCTACGACAGACAGGAAGGTGCTGGACACATCCGCGAAGCCTTGGATGGCGGAATCGTTACGCCTGAAATGATGGATGTGGATCGGGATCCCCATGCCTTGGAGCCGAGTCGGGATGTTCGCCCTCTAACAGAGGGTGAGATCAAATCCATCATCCAGCGTGAAATTGAAGATTCATTGGGTGGCCTTGGATCCCAAGTTTCCGAAGAGCGGCGCAAAGCGCTCCGCTTTTACTATGGACGGGATTTCGGAAACGAAGTAGAAGGGCGCTCCAAGGTCATCCTCACCGACGTCGCCGACACCATCGAATGGATCATGCCGTCATTGATGCGCATGTTTACCGGCGGGCAGATCACCGCGAAATACATCCCACGCAATCCAAACCAGATTGCGGCTGCAGATCAGGCTACCGAATACATCCACAAGGTCTTCTTCGACGAGCAGCGCGGATTCCAGGTCCTGCATGATTGGTTCAAGGATGCGCTGCTGGAAAAGAACGGTATCACCAAATCCTACTACGAAGAGCGGATGGAGCCCAAGCTGGAGACCTACCGAGGTCTCACGCAAGAGGGTGTTGGACTTTTGCTACAGGATGGCCGGCTGGAGCCGATTGCCTTCGAAGAGAAGCAGAAGCAGATGGGCACGGACCCGCAGACCGGCGAGCCCGCGATGGCGACTTTCTACGACATCCAGGTGCGCCAGCGCATCCCGGTTGGACAGATTAAGATCGACCTCGTACCGCCTGAAGAATTCCTGATCGCCAGACGCACAATCGA